ATGCCCTCCTTAAAAATTTCGCTCACAAATACGCTTTGCAAAGACACAACCCCATCCCCCGAAGGCGATCTAATTATTTGGGACACACAGGTTCCGGGGCTGTTTTTGAAGATAACAAAGACCGGAGGCAAAAGCTTCGGGCTGTTTTACCGGACCCAAACCGGCAAACAACGCAAACCGAAAATCGGAAATTTTGGACCATTCAAGGTCCCATCGGCGCGCAAGCAGGCCGAAGAATGGCTGGCCATTGTGCACCAAGGCGGCGACCCGTCACAGCAGCGGCAAGCAGCACGCATGCCCGAGCATAAAGCCACAGTCAGCGATCTGGCCGAGCGATACCTGGCCGATCACGTCGATGTAAAACGCAAGGAAGGCCAATCCCGCGAGAATGACCGGATATTGCTACAAAAGCATATCCTGCCCGCGATCGGCAAGATGGCCGTCGATGAAGTCGACTATGATCACATCTTTCGACTTCACCGCGACATGCAAGAAAAATACACCGTCAATGGAAACCGCGCCCTGTCGTGCATGAGCAAAATGTTTAACCTTGCCGAGCTATGGAAAATGCGCCCCGACGGGTCTAATCCCTGCAGGTTTGTGCAGGCCGATCCGGAAGAAGGCAGGGAAAGAGATTTGGCCGATTGGGAATGGGGCGCGCTGGCAAAGGCGCTTGACGAGTATGAACGATACCAGATCGGAAATGTTGCTATCTGCTGGCTGGTTCGATTGGTTATATTCACGGGCACACGCCGCAATGAAATTATGACCGCCAGACTGGACCAGATTGACCCGATTCGCCAAATCCTGACAATCGGGGATCACAAAACCGCTACTACACGGAAAAGCACCCGCCGAAAGAAAAAGGATATCATCCTTAACGATTACGCCATGCTGATCATCAAAGATCGGCTGGAACACCCCGACTGGAGGGATAACCCTTGGCTTATCCCGGGCAAACCCGGAACCAACCCGGACGGAACGATTTTGCACCGGCATATGATCAACCCTAAGAAAGCTTGGGGTAAGATCAAGGAAATGGCGCGCATAGAGGATTTGACAATCAGGGACCTGCGCCACGTTTTCGCGACCGCAGGCGTGGATCACAAAGTCGAAATCGAAATGATCCAGAAGCTTCTGGGCCACTCGAAAATTGATACTACGCTCCGCTATGCCCACCGGAAAATTGACGCGCAGCGACAGAACCAGCAGATCATTGCGGATGCGATCGCAGCAAGACTGTCCCATCCAAATAAGTAGAAGATCGCGGGCGGCAGCGATCCCATACTACCGCCCGAACAATGTCAAATTAGAGTTTTCTGAGCCCCGACCAAGGCCCCTCAGAGTTGGAAATCAATAGTTCCCCGACGTTCTTCGCCTCGCCTCCCTGAATGGTGTATTTGGTTTGCACTTCCAGCATGGCGAAATCACCGAAGATTTCCCGAATGGCAGGGACATCATTAATCGACAGAATAAATGTGCCGGCCAACCGGGAAAGACGAGCAGCCAGATCGACAAATCGCGATCGGGAGAACAAAGCCTTTCCATAGTCACCTTCACCGCCATAATAAGGCGGGTCGAGATAAACCAAAGCCCGCCCGCCATCGTATCGATCAATCACCTCGATAAAATCCAGATTTTCTATGATCACCGATGACAGGCGCTGTCGAATCCGCTCGATATTGCTTTCAATTTTCTCGATCGAGAAACGTGATCCACGCTCACGGTCTACCCCGAAATTCTGCCCGGACGGCTTGCCACCAAAGGCTTGATGTTGCAGGTAAAGAAACCGCACCGCACGCTCTATCTCGGTCATCAAATCCGGGCGTTGCTGCTTGAACCGCTCGAACTCTTCGCGCGATCCCAAAAGGAATCGGGCTTCATCTAGAACGGTTTTATGGTGACGACGCAATTGCCGGAACAGATTCGCGACATCACCATTAAAGTCGTTTATCACCTCGCATTTTACCGACCGTCGGCGCCGGAAAAATACCCCGCCCATCCCGATAAACGGCTCTAGATAAACGTCGTGATCGATCCCCTCGATCAAATCGACAATACGGTTAGCCAAACGACTTTTACCGCCGAGCCAAGGGGCTGGCGGTTCACAACGGATTACTTCTTTCATTTGTTAATGATTTACCTGTACTGTCCCGCCCGCCGTCGACGGCAGCGCGGGGCGGCTTGTCCGTGGGATGTTGACGCATCCCGGCTCGGGTCGGTGCAACGACCCGACCCCCGCACGTAACGAGGGTATCTATTGGGCGTGATTGGAAATAGGAAGCCTAGAACAGGCTTCCTTGTTTCGGTCGGTCATCAACCGGTCGCATCAGATCCGCGTCATTGTTCCGGACCGAACAACTCACCAATTGTACGGTTTTTGCCATAGCAATCATCATGCGCATCGATCAGATCAACGATATACCGGCCAACCTTTTTATCGGTAACCGGCGGATCAGGGATCGCCGGAACGGGTTTGCACGCGGTCAATTCCCCCGGCACCGTCGCCTCGATATATTCCGTTGTCCGGATCGGTTCCGGCGTCGTCCCGCAAGCGGTCAAAAAGCCCGCGCACAGCAGGCCCGACACAACCATCATTCGGCGCATCATTCACCCCCTCCATCAAAGTGCGATACCGGGCTTCCGCCCCGGATCGCCGGTCGCGTTCTTCTGATAACGCCCGCTCGATCCGGGCACTGGCCAACCGCAACCGATTGATCGTTTCCATGTTTTCGATACTGGCGTCGCGCCATCGCACCGACCGCATTTGCTCCGCCTCGATCCGCGCCTGCGCGCCATCAAGACGGATCGTTTGCACACCGATAATCGCGACAAGCAACGCCACCCCACCAGCAATCCACCAGATCATGCCGCCGCCCGTGATGGCGCCAGTGACTAGCTTGAAGATATTTCGCATCATCCACCCCCGACCATTTGCCTATACCAGCCCCATATGCGGTCAACATAGGTGATGGTTTCCTTTGAATGCCGCCCGGTTATGGCAGGCAGACATGCGATGATTTCCGGATAGAGCGACGGGCCACCACATGCGCGCTGCGCCGAAAGAAGATGCCCCAGACCGGCATTGTAACTGGCCAGTGCCAGGCTATGCCGATCCCACTCAGGCCGCTTTGCCGACCACTGCCCGCGAAGCCCCGCCATATAAAAAGCCGCAGCCCTGATCGAGAGCTGCGGCATAAAGGCCGACGCATTGGGCGGCAGATCGATCTGCCCGGAAACCTGTCGCCACGTCCCGGGCATAAATTGGCAAAGCCCCTGCGCACCGACCGGCGACACCGCATCCGGGCGCAATAGACTTTCCTGATAGCATTGCGCTTTCAGCAACCGCCAATCGACACCGGGCAAATAGCGACCGGCGTGCTGGCGAAAGTCATGGTCAAAGCGATCCGGAAACAATAAGCCCGACCAAGATGCAGACGGCCAGAATCCGGTAACCAAGATAACGAGACACAGCATTGTCATTCGCATTGGAAATCCACCCCTTGAAATCAAAATCAATGATCCGGTCGAGCCACTTAAGAACCCAGCGCACGATGACAAACGCGATCAGCGCCAGAACGAGTTGAACGACCGATGACGCCGCAATGGACGGCGCCACATATGCAATCTGATCCATGTCAGACCCCTTTCGAATTTCCTGATTTGATTGCGCCCAACAGAAAGGCTTGCAGCCCCTTTGGACCGAGCCACCCGATGAAGGTGCCGACCGCACAAGCGCCGGTTATGCTGAGATCGAAGTAATCGGCGATCCCCATTGAAATGGCGAAACAGAACCCCGCGGTGACCAGCTCCCACAGAAGCTCTCGCCCCCAAAAACGCCGAAACCCTTTCGCAACAAGGTTCCGATGCCAAAGAATGCGGGCGTAAATCGTTAGCCCCGCTACTGGCCACCAAAGCTTTAACGCCACGAGCCATTGCGGCTCAAACTCGTGCGGCGGCTTGTCCATGCCGGCACCCCCTACCATTCAGGCATAAAAAAAGCCGCCGATTGGCGACCTACTGAAACGGGCGTGTATTTGGCTGACTTACATAAACCAGCGGGCAATAAGCCAGGTCATGAACACATAGCTGCAGGCCGTAACAAATCCAGATAGCAGCTCGGCATAGGACGTCCAGCCATCAAGGAACTTTCCCCAAACGGGCAACCGGGACCGATACCGGTGACACCCGAAATAAATCGGCCCCATCAGGGGATTAAGAAGCAACAAACCGCGCATCGAAAGCCGCCACACACTTGCCCGCGCCGCTCCGGGCCACCATTGCGACCAGCCGGGTGCCTCGCCCAGCATCAGAAGCGCCGCCACAATGGGTGCGAACCACCAAGGAACAGAAAGCGCCGCACAGAAAATACCAGCGGACACCCCGGCCCAGATCAAAGCCCCCTCGGTGGATTTCCCCACCCCCAAGCCGCCGCCGCGCGGCATGCGATAGAGAATGGCGGACATTAGCACCGCCAACATGGTCAAAATCATTGGCTATTACTCCGTTACGGTTTCAGGAATAGCAGGACCCGCCGGATACCCGAGGGAACAATTGTATCCCTTGCAGGCATCCAGATCGGGCAGTGCATCAATCGCCGCATCATGCGCGGCCTGCTGGTCGAAACAGGCGGCAACCATCACGTTGACAGCTTCGCCCAACGCAATAATTTCCGCACTGGTCAGAAGCGGATAGGAATTGTCGCGGAACCGCCAATTGCGTCCGTCAGGCAGGCCACCCGCAAGAGCATTGAAGTAAACGGCCATCAGGAGCGACCGGCTTTCACTGTCGGTCTGGGCAATGTATGTCGTGCCACCAAGCTCGAACTCGACACCAGCATCCATGCGTTCAAATTTGCAATTCTTGGCCCGCTCTTTCAGCTTCGCCTTCGCTGCCTCAAGGCTGATCGGCTGCGTGGTGTATTGCAGCGTCGCCGTCATGGTTTCCGGTTCTTCCGGATCGCCATCGATCACGACAGCCGGATTACCGATAACCGTCTGCCATTCTTGATCGGTCTTGGTGCCCTGATCAATCACCAGCACGAAGTTCTCCCGCAAATCCTCGACCGATGCCAAGGCGGCATTGGAATAGGTTTTGCCGGTCTCGGCCCTAAGCCCCATCGGGCTGCTGGCCGTGCGGACCAAAGCCCACTGATCGTCACAAATCGCATAAAGCGCAGTCATGGTCTGTCTCCTGAATTATCGCGCACGCGCGAATTTGCCGGGGGTTTGCGCAAAGATTGCATTCGCATACAGAACCCCGTTGAGGTTTTCCGTGCCCTCGGTATTACGGATCGTGATGCCGTTCGAAACGAAGTCTTGAAAGCCACTACCGGGCGGTGTTTCCGTCGCACTGGAAGACCACGCCAATTGGATATCCACCGGGTTGCCGGGGTTCTGATCGGTAGTGCGTATATTCCAGTGATACGTACCTGCTGTGTTTTTGATTTCGGCAAAGCGTGGCAAGAAATCGAGCGGGATGAACTTGCCATTCGGGTTGCCGTTGCCGACATGTGCAGGGAAGGCCGAGAACTGTGCTACAGCCCGCCATAGGTAAACACGGTAGCGTGCGCCATTGGTCGGAAACTTGACGGTGGCACTCGCGGCATCGGAGCCGAACCACCCCACGCTCGTTTGCGCAGCCCCATCGGATGACAGGATCAGATATTTATCGGAACCAAGGGCGGCACGATGGAAAACACGAACAGGCCCACCATCCAAAGGCACAACCCATGCACGGTCAATCAAACCACCGGCAAGGTGTGTGAAGCTAGTCGGCGCACCGCCCGCATCTGAAATGACGTCCACGAAATCAAACCCGGCTTTCGGGCTGGCCCGCCAGAAGGTCGCAATGCGGTTGCCCGCATACTCGGCTGCGGCCCCGAATGTCGGCCCGGTTGGCGTCCATGTGACACCGTTTGAACCCTCGCTGATTTCCAACCCGGAAACGTCCGGTGCCCACGCCTTGCCATCGCCCAACAAGGTATCGCAGGCCCGCCAACTTGCGGTGCTGTCACGGTCCTTAACCGTCATCAGGGTTTTATGAACCAGCGGGTTCCACGGCAAGGGCGTAGTATCGCCGACCTTGCGGACGGTGACATAATCATCCGGGTTCAGAATGGCCGGGCATGGCATACCCGATGTGGATAACGTCCGAAAGCCATCCGGCACCGGATAGTCAAAGGCGAACTGACCGAAATTGACCTTTGCTTTGATCGCACCGCTTGCCGAACTGTCCTGCACAGACGCCCGCAATCCGTCAAGCCAGTCTGCCGGGATGGTAAAGGCCGGATCGGTACCAGCCACCGGATCACCGGAAATCCAGACCCCGTTTTTGGCAAACCAGCAATCCCCGGTTTCCCGGTCAATCGCAACCGAGACAACATCATCAACAGTCCACGACGGATACCCACTGTCGGTGCCCCATGGATTGGCAACAAGATTGCCATTAGAATGATAGTGGAAAAGCCCATTGGCAGCCCCATTAGCTTCGTTAACAGCCACAGAACGATGTGCGAAACCGATAGCTGGAACAATGGTGCTGGGTGAGAATGGTGCGCCAGTCTCGACCAGAACCTCCCAGTAGTATTTTCCAGCCGGGATTAGCATGGATGCGGCAATATGCCCTTCACCCGGATTATGCGCGGGCTGCCACGCTGTGTTACCTTCCGACAAAATCCTCCCGGCTGGCGTGGGCGCATCCAGCGGGTTGCCAACGGCGAAATTGTTCGTCGGGGTATCCGTGAACTGATTATCGTCCGTCAGGCCAACGGCTGTGAAATGGTTGCCATTGCCAGAAACGTCTTTTCCAAGGTCCAGCGCATCACCGAAATCGAGGTGGCAACCGTTGGCTCCATAAACAGCCGCACCAAGCCCCTTGCCGTAAAAGGCTTTAGGCACCCAATCCCCATCAGAATTGAAGTAGCCGAAATCGGAAGCGGATACGGCATCGACAGCATCACCCGTAATCGCGATAAACTCTGAGACATAGACGCTTTGGTTCGCATCAATCAGGGAACCGCTTGAATTCAAATTTGCGCCGATAGCCTGCCAGTATTGCGGGTCAAGAAGCCGCAATGCTACGCCATCATCCATCAGGTTCGACGCGAGAGTGAATGTGACCCCGTTCGCCGTGAAAGCTGCACGGTCAGCAAGTGCGGTTCCAGGCGTTACGTTCGCCTTGATCAGGTAGTGGCCCCAACCTGCCGGGTCACGATGCGATGGTGCAATTGATGCTGTATTGGTGGTGCCGCCATCACCCCGCCCGATGTTGTTTGACATGACCCATTGTGAAGCGGCAGGGGAAAGCCCTGCGGTGAGAAACGGCCCGACAGAACCGCCGACAGAAACAGTTTTGGCCCACACCGAAATTGCGATTTTATAGATCGGCGATGCGGTGCCGGGCGCGCGACGCAAATAGGCAGGTGTCGCCGATGAAGCATTAAACAGGCAGGCAAAATCAATCGGATCGCCGGGATCGCCACAGCCGATGGCAGGCGGCGGGTTGTCAAAAAGGATCGACATTGATCACGCCTCCGCCCGCTGGGTGATATGCACGTCAATCACGGCACCGGAAAATTCCATATGGATCAGGTTGACCGCGTTCGGCTCACTGCTGATCGCACCGTTGTTGATGCGGAATTCCGGGCCCCACGCAATCCCGTGATTGCCGATGGCATCCATTGTCAGTTCCAGCCGCGCCGATCCACCGGCAGGCATCGGGTCCGGGGGCGTGATCGTCAGGGCCTCGGTCGCGGTCAGGGTGAAGCGGTTGCCAAGGGCCGGATCGAACGACACATCACCGGCAGCAACCGTTGCCGCGACCGGCGTGGTCCAGAAACCAGCACCAAGGGTCGCCGATACAGTGCGACGCAAGGCATCGCTCGTGCCATCCGTGACCGCCTGCTGGATCGCCTTGCGCAACTGCTGAAGGTCTGCCTCGGTCGCCGGTAGCGGATTTTCAACCGTGCCGAGGTAATAGTTGATCGTGTTGACGATCTCGCGCATCGAATGTTCGATTGATTCCGCAGGCGGGATTGATCCTTCAATGCCGTTTTCAGGCTGCGGATTGACATAAGGACGGTCCGGATCAGAAAGATTACCATTCACTGGCGGCTGATACTGCATCACTCACCTTCATAAGCCATGGTCAAAAAAGATTGGGCCGGCATGTACCGACCCAAGAGACATTCCAAATCTTCGGCTCGCGATATTCGCGCAAGCGGGTCCTGCCCCAATGTCGAGACACCCACCCGGAACCACGTCACGCGCGGACCCAGCACCCGCATGCGCCACCACGCCCGCATATCAGCAGTCGCGCCGAGCATGTCATAACGAACGCTGTCATCGTTGCCAGATGTGTTCGCACCGCCCACCTGGCTTATGCCAACCATGAACGGACGATATTCGACAATTGCGGTCTGATATCCGAGGGTTTCGGCAAGCCCGATAAAGTACCCGGGCCGTTGCCCCCCACGCGCCCGATAGCGTGTCAGAACCGCCGCGCGACGATCCTCAATCGGCAAACCTGCCGTTTGAAAACAACAATCGGGCAGGCCGACCTGCGTTTCGTGATCTGCCAGCATTTCGATGGCGCGCGCAGGCTGGCTTTCAATGACCAAGCGGTCAGCGGCCAGATCAACTTCAACCCATGTCGAACACTTGGCACGCAGGAAATCCCGGCCAACCCCGTCATAATCACGAAACCCCTGCCACGCCGCACCGGGCGGCATGGCAGACGCAACAATGTCCACATAGGCGTCAAGCCGTTCATCAAGCATAATTGACCACCCCGAGGACCGGAATCTGCCCGACCGTATGTTCAACATCATCGGCTGGCACTGTAACCTTGTGGCGGCTTTCACCGGCAGCAACTGCAATTGCCTCGGTGATCCAGCTTCGGCTCAAGGTCACCCCCGGCTCACCCCGCCGATAAAGCATGTCGCCAAGTTCGGCGTTGATCGAGGACCGAACCGCTGGCGTATCGGGGTTAAGACCCGTTATTGTAATACCCAGCGCTTTGGGAATAGGTGCCACAACATACACATCGGCATTCAATGGACGCCGCGCATCAATGTAGGATTGCACCAGCGCCACATCCGCCGCAGTCGGAATGCCCCCATTGGATGCGCGCAAAACATCCATCATGAAGCGAACCGTGACCGTCCCCATGCCCATTTCGCGGCGCGTTACCCAAACACGGGTTACACCGGGGACTTCCTTCGCCCATTTCTCATAATCACTCTGACTGCCACCATGCGGCGGCTGGGCTATTTCGTCGAGAATTCGCCCACGATAGTGCTCGGCAATACCCGGGCGACCGTCCTTCTCCTTGTCCGCACCACCCGCGAAACCACCTGCCTCGACAATTGCGACCGGGTCGACACCATCAACCGGCGACGTCAGCGTAAGGCTTGTGCCAGCGGCAAGGTTTCCCGATGCGCCCGGGACAGAAGCCTTTACATTGGCGACCGCCTGACCGACTTCATCCAGAACCACACCGGCAATCACCTTGAACTCGACACCAGCCGAATCCCGAAGCACCTGATTGGCGTCAATACCCGCCCCGGCCACGCCAGAAAAAGCGATCGCACCGCTCGCACGCGAAGCCGGGATGCGCTTCACATCATATGTAAAGCCGTGACCGTCAAGATTGTCACCAACCGCCCATAGAACCATCGTCTGTGAGGCGGTATGATCAAGGTAACCATATGCACCATTTGCGAGCATGCCGTCGATATAGGGCATAACCGCAATCGGCCCCTGACCGAGCGTCACACCCTGCCCCAGTCGCGCCTCGTAATGTGCCCCGGACTGACCGCGCAGGGCTTCAAAGGTCGGAACATCAAACCCGGTCAACTTGCTCATGAATTTCGATCCATCCAATCCCAAAGGTCAGCAAAACGCCGCTCGAAAATCTGCCCGGCGGGCCGCTTTATGAGCGCATGACCTGAAATCACCCAACGCCCCGCCGCGCGATCGCGAACCGCGTCAAACGTCGCGGACTGCGCTACACCTAATTGCGTCAGCCATTGCAAGGCCTCCGTCCCGTATTCGCGCACACGCGCGACCGTTTCGCTTGTGATGATCTCGCGATCCAGAAGCCACAGGCGCGAGCCCATCCTGACCCCACCAACGGCGGGCCAAGCCTCCCCCCAAAAGCCCCGGCGATCAGACCCATCGGGCAAAGCATCATCCTCGCGCGCGCGCCGGTCCGTAAAAAGCGACGCGGTTACCGCCGTCTCCAATCCATGATCTGTCTGGAGCGACGGCATTTGACCGCCAATCAAGGACAGATCAAACCGGCGACGTTCCGCGTCATAGCGGAGCGCCATGTCGGTGTATAAATTCGACATTCTTACATCCCCTGATTTGGCGGGTCGGTAGGGCCGTTATTATCGTTTTCAGGGTGTTCATGGCCGTTATAGACTTCACGCATACCGGCAACGGTTCGCGTGTTGCCAGACCCCGCCTGATCGGTGATATCGCCGCCAACGGTAGCTTGACCGACCACCTCAAGGTTGCCGCCGATCTTTACATTGCCGGTGAATTCAACATCCGGGCAATTGACCAGCACCTTTGTCGCAATCAGCGCATCAAGGAAATCCGCCCCGTCAATGACGATTTTTTTGCCGCGTTTCAGTGTTATCCGCTGTCCCTGATCATCATAGATACTGACCTCACCCGGAATTACAGCCCCGGACTTCGCCCGATGGCGGCGGTCCATGGGCGGGATCGCAACCGCAAGGTTTCGTTCCAACTGAAACACAATGGTTTCAGCGCCGCGCCCATTGGCATCAACCGGAAGCGGAATATGGCTAAAACCATACCCCTCAAACACCACAACACCATCGAGCGTATCGCCTGAACGCCCCGCCAATTGCGCGGAAATTGCCCCGCCCTGACTGGTCGACTTGGCGTAACGAACCACTGCCCGGAAGATCATATTTTCCACGCGACGCGAGAGACGCTGAAACAAGCCATCTGACATTGCCCTACCCCCTTACAGCGCGACGAAGGGCCGCGTATTGCGCATCACCATCAGCCTTTGCAAAGATCGGCTTGGGCACCCACGCGGCGGGCGGCTCGACCGACAGGGAGGTGCGATAACCGCCCTTGTCTTCATCAAGCGTCAGCCCGACAGAAACGATCAGCATTTCCTCGGCGATCTTGTTTTTCTGATCTTCGACGGCAACCAGCAACCCGGGGCGCCAGATATCCCCGCCCGGGACCTGTTGCCAGCCCTCGCACTGATAGGTGATGGCGGTTGATTTACCGATCCGGCGTGCCATTTCCCAATTAACACGCTGGCGAAGCTGATCGGACGACCCTGCCCCATCGCTTGTCAGGACCTTGGGTCGATACCGACGAACCGCGTCATCGACCGCCGCGGCCTCGGACTGGGCGGCGGCAATACCAAAATCATCATCACTTGTTTGCCCCTGCGACCGCATGATCAGCTTCGAATGCCGATTGGCTTTGGTCAGTTTGGCCGACAGCTCGACAATATTGTTATCGCTTTGAAGCTGACCGGACCCCGTATATCGATAGCGAAGATCCGTTTGCGCTCTCGCGAACCCCGGACGACCAAGAACGATATCGCCGGAACCCACCGACCATGCCATCAGGCCTCGTTCCCGGCATATCCGGTCGATCACCTGCCCGACTTCCTCGCCTTGTTCGATCTTGATCCGGTCAAACCGATCACCGACATCGACCAACGCCGACACCGCGATACCAAATGGATTGCAAAGATCGACACAAGCCTCAAGCAGTGAAAGGTTATGATACTCCCCACCCGGCACGATCGCCGAACAATCGACCAGATCACCCGCCTTTGATCGCCCGCTCAGTCGCGTTCCTTCCTGATCGGGCACAGTCGAATTGTCGACTTCCTCAAGCCAACCCGTAAGCAATTCATGATCCCCAAACCGCGCCTTTACAGCCATATCTTCGCCGTGATCCGGCGTGAAGTCCGGGGTAGTCAAGGCAAAGGAATTGGCGATATCGCTGATCGAAAAATTGAACGAGCATTTCTGCCAGTCATCGTAAATCTTGCCATCCAGCTCGACTTCAGGTGCATCAATCATCAAGAACCTCAATCGGCGCCCAAGACGCGACCATATTCGGATGCGCAATACCGTTGCGCTTAACGATTTCAGGTGCACGGCGCGCATCACCATAAAGGCGATGGGCCGTCACAACCGACGCCTCGGTTAACCAAGGCATGTCGCTGATCGTCTTAGCCTTGCCCGCCCCGGCTTCGCGCGTGTAATCAACCACAGACGTTCGAACCGACGACAGGGCAGAAAACACACCGGCGTCACTTTCACCGGGGACATTACCGCCCGCCCGATCCATTTCCCGGTCGATGACATCAAGAAACTGGCCGGTTATTTCAGCCGCCTGATCATATGAAACGAACGTATAGTTCGGCAGAAGCTCCGCCGCTGCCGAAATCGCCGTTCGCCGGATCAACGCCCCAAGCGCCGTGCGATTGACCGCCTCGACCTGCCGGGTTGCGGTCGATACTGGAACATCGACACCCGCCGCTTCAAATGCAGACAGGGAAAGAAAACCGTTCACACCTTCCGCGGCGTCAGGAACCGAGGACGAAAGCAACGCAAAGCCAGAAGAAATACCACTCGCAATATCGACACCCCCCCCGGTCAGGGCGGTTAATCCGACCGCTCCGATCCCGTCGATCGCATCCGACATCGAAGCATCAACCCCGATCGCCGTAAAAAGCTGCCCACCGACCTGATCCGTCAGCGTGCCAATGACATCAGCCCCCGCTTCGCGGACAAATCCCGGCATGCCATCCGTGATATAACTGTTGACGAAGGCGGCACTCGCTGCAGATGACAACGCCGAGGATTGCACGCCGAGCTGATAGACATTGGAAACGCGCCCCGGTGTGAACCCACGCTCCGCATTCTCGCCAACTTCCTCAAAGACGATCGAGAAATTGGCAACACCTTCAGCCGCGAAACTGTTGGAAACGTCGTAGTCAGCGACCTTTACCCATCGCTCGGAAGTCAGGCCGCCGAACGGGTCCACAAAGGTTCCTGGCCCCTCTTTTTCAAGCGCGGCAATCAATTGATCGCGCGCGGCAAATCCATCAATGGTCAGAACAAAACAGTCGACATTGAATGTCCGGACCTTACGACCAAGGTCCTGTGTGTCTGCATCATCCCGGTTCGGACGTTCCACTGTGGGGCCACGACGCCCGGACGAACGACGCACCGAGCGGACAATCATGGGCGCACTGCGCCACAGCCCGTCCCGCACTTCATCCTCAAAAGCCATATTGTTAAATCCCCGGCAAACCGCGCGATACCTGGCTTAACTGATCCAGCGTATTTCCCGAAAGCGACCCGGCACCAAGCTGCGACACCGGAAGCAACCTTTCACCGGCCCGCAAATCACGCTGCCCGATAAGATATTCAAGGTATCGGCTTTGCTTTGACCCACTGCGCGATGTCCGCAACGCTTCCTGCATGTCCGCAATGAAATACGCCGCGAGCTTTTTCTCGCTAAGCCCCTCGATCATTTCGCGAAACCGCCAACGCGGTGCGACGCGGAACGATTTAGTTACCGTCCACAACAATGATATCGGCAACCGACTGTTTCGCTTCTGGCGAATAAACACCCCACGCTTGCCACTTTTCATCGTTGCGATGAAAGGCTGCTGTTTTGCGTAGGCTTTCGGATTCTTCTTAGAACGCCGCCCCTTCGGATAGGCCCCGGTAGACGCAATCATTTTGCGCACCTTGGCCTTTTTAAAACGCGATGTAACCTTGCCTTCTTTGGATTTGCGCGTGCGCGCCCCCGACCCCGGCAACCAAGCACCCTGCCCGGATTTACCAGTACGGGTACCGCCCTCTTCCTGATCCTCCATAAACCAGAATGGCGTCCCTATCTCGGCCCGGATGGAAGACTGTTTTTTGTTGCTGGCATTCACGAATAATGCGCGGCGACCACCACCCTTGGCCTTTAAGGAATTCTCGCGGATCGTAAAACGTCGATCCATCTTCGCAAGCACCTCGTCCCGCGCTTCGAATGTCACCCGGTTGATCGCCTTGGATAAGGCAAACGGAACCTGTTCCTTTTCAAGACGGGTCAAATTGGCGATGATCTGATCGACATTGTCGGCATAAGACATGGAAAGCATACATCACCCTTAAAACCCTCCGACATTGTTGACGATGACAAGTGGCACGACCACACCCGGACTTTCTTCATCGGCAAAAGTCAGGGAATGGCGCGTCACATGCGCACCCGGAAGGTCTTTCAATACGCGTTGATAAATCCCCGCCCAATCGGTGGGCGCATAAACCTTGTTCAAAAAAGGATGATCGGACGCCAGTATCACCTTGCCGCGATATCGGCTTGGCGAAACCTTGATCCCCCGTTCTTCCAGCGCGATTTTCACGTCATCGCGGTACTGCGCGAAAACGATCATTTCCGATACCGGCACCCCGCGCCCCATCGAATGACGCAATAGATACCTCAGACAATCCTCGGCCCGCATCCGCGCCAGGTCATCAAGCCGATCCTGTTCACTCATGCACGACATATCCGGCAGCGTCGCCGAATTGGCCCATACATATCGCGCCCCGGCCTCGCCATATGTCGCCCGCGCCTCACGCACGAGCGCAAGATCATAATGCCGTTCCGATCGCGGGATTGCCGATGGCGGCAAATTCTTGCGACTGGAAACCGGAACAATCCCCGGCATTTCATAATGACCATGCTTGCGCAAGGCTGGCAGCACCTCGGCGGTCACCCATTTCTTGAACCGTTTCGCCGCTTCCTTGCGGCTGGTCAGGATCAGGGAATAAAGACCGCTTTCGTTGATGATGGTCAGTTCCTGTTTTCCACCGGGGGTCGGAATAATAGTCCGACCCTTTTCATCATCATCCAATCTTTCAGCAGCTTTATGAGGGGACCTCATTTCCAACACCTGACAAACGTCAGCATGAACAAACCAGATTGCACCTTCAATATCGACAGTGCGAACCGACTGACCTTCAAAATCAAACGATACCGGCAGGGTCATGACTTTGCCCCTTCCAGCATCGCAACCGCGTCTTTGCGGATCGACCGAACCCATGCATAGACCTGCAAGCAATCAGCCTCGGTCAGCCCCTTGTTACCCGGCCCGACCCAATCTTCAAGAATATCGAACTTCTTTTCCAGCTCACCGGACGTAACAGCCGGGATCACCCGCAATTGATGCTCCCGCCAGATCGACAGGACATTATCCTCATCGCGGTCACCGACCGTTTTGAGGACTTCGAAAACTTCATCCAGTTCCGTAATGCCTTTCGGCGGATCGAATTTGACTGCTTTAGACATGATTTGATTGCCCTATGAAGTACCAAGTGGTATTTTTTGTATCACTTGGAACTTTTATGGTCAATTAAAAATCACATGGTACAAAAATGATCACTGGATCACAGATCAGAGCTGCACGGGCGCTCGTTAAATTCACCGCTCAGGACCTAGCCGAAAAGGCAGGTGTAGGCTTAATGACTGTCAGAAGGTCCGAGGCATCAGACAACGACACACCAAACATCAACAAGCCTAACCTGGTGGCAATCAAAAACACCCTCGAAGCCGCAGGCGTAATCTTTATCTCCGAGAACGGCGAAGGCCCCGGCGTCCGCCTCAAGAAGCAGTGAGGCGGTGCCGCTTTCGCGGCACCATATTACCTATCGCTTATTGACAGGCCCCTCACCATCCCTCACGCTATCGCCACCACAACCACAGCGTGAGAAATCCTTATGACGACACCTCCATATCATCAGATCAGAGCAATGGGCATTCCTTGGTATCGCAAGGAAGACTATCCCAAAATCCTCAAGATCATGTCAGACGGGAAGGTCCTTCCCCGCACTTGGGCCGAGTGGAGCAACAAGGCCGAGCAACTCCGAGAAAAGCTCGTCAAGGACGGGGTGATCGTCGAAACCGTTCTTCTCGACCCGGATGAGTTCCCCGGTTGGTGCAAAGCGCGGGGCCTGGACGTCAATAGCCAGGCACGCACAACCTTCGCCAACGAGGCCGTTGCCCGGAAACACGCGCCCACTCACTGATAACGTGGCATTAATCATTTGCATTAACTCCGAGTGAGAAATCCTTATGAACAATCCCTATCGCGATCAAGTCCTCGACATTGACTGCCCCGCTTGCAACAAGTCGCTCAAGAAAAAGATCGGAGAACTTGGCAACAAGAGTTCGATCCGCTGTCCCGCTTGCCGGAAGGACATCAAGCTTGGTGGCAAGCTCGGGGGACTGCTTAAGGAAGTCGACAAGATGTTTGGGAAATTCTCCGGCTAGTTCGTAGACCGGTGTAACCTGATCAATCATATCAAGCGTAAGCGTATGCGTCATACCCACATCTCCAAAATAAACCGCGCCGATGGTGCAAAATGAAAGAAAAGCACCATCGGCGCGGGAATGCTGGAATTACCCAGCACCCATACCCGCAAGACTTGGCCCTGTCCGCAGGCTGGTTTCCAAACCAATACCGGTCGATTTTGACTGCCGAACGCGGGCATTGGCAGCACCATCACCCACGATTTCGACGACGATCTTACCCTCTGGCGCTTGCTGCGATGCACGCGCGCCCGCCTGTGCCTGCGCATTCGCAACACGCTGCGGCATGTTTATGAAATCAGCACGAGGATCCGCGTTGGGCTGGAATTTCGGCCCGTTATCGAGCTTTGCCGATTCTTCCTCTGTCATCGCGCGAGGCTTGCTAACACCTAGCTTTTCAACCACCCAATCGGGCAGTACAGACATCATCGCCCGCACTTTTTCCGAAATGATGGCCGCAAGATCGAAGTCGGTCAGGTATTTGACCAGCCCGGTAAACCCGTCATAGAGCAATGAAAACGGATTGAACTCGGCCATATAGGCCATCACACCGTCGATGAACCCGGTTTTAAAAGCCGACCTTACGGCGTCGATCTTGCCGGTGAAGTAACTGACAATCCCATCCCAGTTATCGTAAATCACATAAGCCGCTGCGCCGATTGCAGCGACAGCGGCGATAATCGGATTGGCAAGCATCACAGCGCCAAGATTTACAATCGCCGCCCCTACCGACACCAGCGAAGCAATCAGCGGGCCTGCCATGATTGCCCCCAAGGCAATCAGAGCATTTTGCCACCCGCCGATGAAATCGATAAAACTCCCTCCCATCCGCATGATGTTTTCAATCTTGCGCATGAAGGATTCTAAAGCCTGACCGGCTGGGGTAGTTCCATCTTCAGCCGCCGTAAACCAACCGGTCATCGTTTTGGCGGCATCCGAGATTGCCGTACCCAAACGCTCCACAATCTGCGGGCGGATCGAGATTATGAATTCCTTCATCTTGGTAATCAACGGCGTCAAAACAGGCATTAAAGCGCCCATCAAGCCGTTACGCACTCCGGTAATCGATTTACCAAAGCTGTCCATTGCGTCGTTATAGGCTTCGGTATCCTTCGCCGCCTGATCGCTGATCATGCCAAGATCGGACATTTCATCGAACAATCGGTTCATTTCCTCTTGTGGCTGCTGCAATAGCAGCGACATTTTCGATCCACTTTCGCCAAACAGCTTCATCGCTGTTGACGTGCGCAGCGCCGGGTTCTCGATCTTGCGAAATGCAGCCTGCAGCTCGGGCAATAGATCGTTCAGATCACGCACATTGCCCTGATTGTCACGCAGCGGGATACCCAACGCCTCAAAGATCGGCTTCGCGCGCCCGATTCCGTTGGCGGCGTCCCCCACGTTCTTAGCCAGGTCACGGAAGCTTTTGCGCAATTCCTCGTTGGTCATGCCTGCGGCTTGGTTTGCCGCGTGCTGCCATTGCTGCAATCGTTCGGTCGAAATACCGACAGTGCGGCCAAACTTGGCAAGCACATCGGCCTCGCCCGCCCCACTATGCAGCCACGCCAGAACCCCGCCGCCGAACCCTATCCCGGCCAACCCCAGAAGCCCGACACCCACCCCCGAGATATGGCGCCCCAGACCGGCAAATGATGTGCCAAGGCGGCGGAAACCGTCGGTGATCTTGTGGAAGCCAAGGCTTCGCGTTACCGCAGAAGCCTTGGCACGAATGCCGGTCAGCATGGATTGAACCCGGCGCATCGGTCCTGAGACCGTTTCGCGCGCATTCAGGATCATGCTAACGACGAAATTCTTAGCCATCAGTCACACCGTTTAACGCGTCAAGCTGTCGCTGCGCGTCCTCGTTATAGGCATCAATACAAAGGAGAATGTCATCAATCGGCATGTCGCGAATTTCGGCTGGCTTCCAGCCGAAACGCGCGACAAACAGCTTGATCACTGATCGGAAGTCGTCCGGGAAGGCTTTAGGAAAAAACCGAAACATACCGCCATCGAACGGAAATAGTCATCGGCATCCATTTGCTCGAAGGCTTTTTCGGTGACCCGTTCATCACCAAAGACCAATCCGGCAATGAATTTGCGAGAACCAGCCATCACGGATTTACCACCATCAAGCTTTTCAAGAAGATCAAGGTCACGTCCTACGGGACGACGGAACTCGATATGCTCGATGGCTTCCTCGCGCTTTCCGCTACTATCCTCGACTTTAACAGCGACCGGGTACTCAAGCCGCAGGATTTTGCGACCGAATTTCCCATCTTCGACATAACCATCAAGGTCGATATCTTCTGGTTTGAAATCACCATCAAACATCACGAAACCACCCTTGCACTTGGCCCGACAAAACGGGCTGTGAGACTGTTATCCGACGCATCGTTGTCACCGGAACCCATTTCGGTTCCGAACTTCATAACAACCGTGCGATCGGCGCAATGCAGCTTGATTTCTTTGCGCTTCACACCGGTGAAAACAGAGTCATCCACGCCCTCGGGAAGAAACACCTTCACTTCGATAAAGGCCGGACGCCCCTTTTCCGTCCAACCGACCGAACCGGAACCGCCGCCTTCGATATTTTCGCGCTGCTTGCCGCCCAGATTATAGGTGGCAGTATCGGCGGTGTTATATGAAACACCGCCCACTTCAAGGGACTGCACCCCTGCAACTGTCGTCATTGATCAATCCCCCGATCAGAAATCGCGAAAATCGAGTTCGAACTCGATCTTGGCAGCGAGAAGATAAAGCGGGTTGGAAAGGTCCGGGCGATAGATGATGTTGAGCCGATAGGAGTTGGTCGGCGATTTGGACACTTCCAACCGCTCGGCAAATCCATCAACATCCTCGACCAGCCCCAGACCAACCATATAATCGTAATGGGCAATCAGAGAGGCCCGAACGGAGCGCGGCGTCACATACGGAATACCGTCATCAACTTGCGTTCCGTCATCAACAAGGATCGGACGCAACATCCGAATGCCATTAAGGACGCTACCAAGTTCATCCCGAATCCGCCCAAGCTGCGCAACCGTATTGACCAGCAAATAAGCCTCGGAAAGGTCACCAAACTCATTGGTCTGATACATCGTGATCGGCATGTTCAGACGAACCTTGCCATCGCGACCTTCATCAGTGACCGTGATCCCTGCAAACATCAGGGTGTTTTTGTCGGTGTATTCCAACCGGCTTTTTTCCGGTGGCGCCATTTCGCCGACCAGTTCGACACCGGCAAGTGGACGAGCCGGATGGTTGAAAAGCTTGCCCGACATCTGCCCGGCATATCGGGCGGCACGCATCCATGCAGGCCCCGGCGCATCATAGGTGCCGATGGTGGAGACAAAGCGGTCATTGCGCGACGTTCCAAAAGTCAACAGCTCACTAACCGTGCCGCGACGCGCCGTGAAGCCTTTGACATCATTTTCGACGCCTGCTTTTTGCTGCCCCTCAAGCCACTCTGAAATGGCATCTAGCGTGCCGCCATCGGTCCAAGGGAAGCCAACATAGTTGACTTTCTGAGAACCGATCGCCGCGAGTGCGCCAGCAATATCCGGATTTCCCGAACCGTTTTGCAAAAACCCGGAGTTTGGCACCGCAATGGAAATACCTGCAGGAACCTTTTCACCGGACATGACGCCGCGCAATGCAACCTGAATGCGAATATCGTTTCCTATTTCACCCGCATTTTTTGCTTCGAAAGTTACGACACCAGCCGTCGCCGTCGCCGTAACCGGCAGATTCGGCAATGCAGTAATCGCAGCAGCCACGGACGCTGCTACATCAGCGGGCGTATCATCGGTAACCACCGGCACAAACACCCGCACACCCGCAACATAGACAGCCAAAGCACGGCTTTCGGTTGCGGCGCCGGTGAATGTCATCGCAACAGACGCTTTCACACCCGCAACCAGATCAGGAAGTGCAATGGCATAAAGCGTCATGGTCGTATTGTTCTGGCGATACGCCTCGACCATCAATGCCAGGTTCGCCCCCTTGCCGAACATCTCGCCAGCAGCGGCGCCAGTGCCCGGCACAAGCAATAGTTCGGCGTCATTTGCGGAACCAGAAGCCAAACTTTGACCGATCAGCAAGGCAACATGGTTTGAAACCAGCCCATTCACGCGCGAACCGCTGGTTTCAATGTATTTACCTGCGACCCGCGCGTTAATGGCGATTTCGTTAAAGCTCTCATTTGGAATAGCCATGACTTACCCTTTTTTCTCGGCCTTGGCGGCAACAGGGACCAGATCACCGAAAAGACCGCCCGGAACGCCACCCGCCGAAACAGGCGGCAGCAAACGGAGGATTTTGGGATTGCGAAGTTGCCGCTCGGTCAAATCGAACGAACCGTTAGGGAAATACTTCCCGGTTTCCGGGTTCATCACCCGCAACGGCTGGCCATTGACCTCGCTGGCCGGATTAACCTGCACTTTCATTATCGATCGCTCCTTGCTCGATATCGATGCCCTGCAATTCACCAGCATCGATTGAAATCACACGCGGGCGCAGTAATTCGCCCGACATGGTGATAATTTCGCCGACCAGCGGCCCGCCTTTGTCACTCATGAATTGTTTGATGGATATTGACGGCGGCTTCTTCCAAAGCTTGCGGAACGAACCGTCGGCAAACAGGGTGGTAATGATGGATTGGGTCTCTTGTTCGGCCGCAGCACACCAGTCCTCGGCAACCTGACAATGCACTTCAATGTTCAGATTGACCGATGCATTGAAGTTCCAGAACGACCCCGTCGGTTCCATGCTGTCGACCGGCGCATAGATCGAAATTGCGGGCAAGCCTTCAGCAGAAATTTCGCTGATCCGACCAATAACGATCTCAGGCCGATCCGGCTTGACTTCCAACCGATCCTTGACGGCCTGCATCAATGCCCATCGCGATAAGTATTCAGACATTGCGCACCTCGCCCGCCATCAGGCCAACCGTGATCCACCCCGTATCATCGGGATCAATCGCCGCAACCGTGTAGGTCGCCCCGGCAACGTCAACAAAATCGCCATGCTTTGTCTGGGGCGCCTCTTCCTTGCGAAACCCACCAGTAAACTCGAAAGCCTGAAACTCGGCCTCGCCGCCGCCATCTTCGGGCGCCGCGCCCTGCCGGAAATCAAACTTTTCGACGGTCGATGGTTCCCCGGTTTTATGGCGGATGACAGCGACCTGCCCCAGCACACGGGATACCGGTCGATTCAAAAGTCGGTCAAAATCGATCATTGAAAATTACCAAACAAAAAAGCACTCGCCCGAAGGCGAGTGCTTTGATCATTTAAACAGGACTAGATCAGTCCTGCTTTTTGGTTGCCTTTGTATACTGATCCCAAGCCTTGTCACGCTGTTTGCCCGTGACTTCAAGCCCTGTGATAGCTTCAAGCGCCTCGACCGACGGACGACCATCGGAAGTGAAATCCTCGTCCTTGAGACCTTCAATCGCTGTGACAATTTGATCAATCGTCGCAATAGCCGGGTCAGGGGTTGGGGCAACCGGCGCAATTGCATCCACCCCCTTTACCGCCAACCCCTTTTCGATCATTGATGCTGCCTCGGTTGAGTTCATATCAACCGGCACACCCGCCAAGTGGATGATACGCTCACCTGACTTTTTGTCCCGACCTTCAAGCGTTTTGGTCGGGATAACTGTCATTTTCTTCACAGCCATTTCACCCACCTTACAGCACCGTCGCACAGAGCGACGCGTTGACATTGCCCGGAACAATCAGCGGACGCGACTGGGTAAGCACCGATTCTACCGACGGGTTTTCTTCCGTGATCATTTTCGGGAAGATTTCCATTGGCTGATAACCGGCACCTTTGTCCAGAATAGCGCCGTGCGCCTTGGTGCCTTCGATTGCCTGACCCGTAATGACGATTTCGTTAGCCCCCAGATAGGGAACTTCGCTGCCAGAATCATCCTGATAGGTTTCGGCATACACATAGAATGTGAAGTCACCCATTTCACCGACACGGCGAACAGATTTAACCGATACCGGACCAAGCTCTGCAGTACTGGAGCTGCCACGACGGGTTTCCACAAGCTCTTTAATGCCAGCGTTCTTACGAACGACGTTCCAAACCGTCGGACTCAGGAACACATCAAGAGCGATGGCGCCGGACTTGAGCTGGATGTCTGCGGCCCAGTTTTCCAGATCGCCGACAATATCGGCACCTTCAACCGACCAAAGATCGGCAGGGATAAGCGCCTTGGTCAACAGCGGATCACGGTTATAGTCGACGGTCATGGAAGGATATTCAGGTCCTTCGACAACAACCTGCCCAGTCCGCAAGAGCTGCCACGCCATCCAAAGGCAACGACGCGTGATCTGATCACGATGCTCCATCAGAATTTCGCCAATGATTGCATCACGCCGAGCTGCTGGATCGAGAGACCCCGCGCCGATCGCTTCACCAGCCATACGTTTAATCAGCCGCTCGGGATCAACAACATCCATCGGCTTAAGCGTCGCCGGGGTGAAAGTCATTGTGCTATAACCTTCACGGATGCCCGCCTTGGCTTTTGCCGTGGGCAGGACAAACGGAGCCAGCTTCTTATTCTTGATTATTTTGTCCAGAGCAATTTCCGACTTGGTAGAAGTCACAGACCCCGGAAAATAGCGATCAAGAATGAAAACATCCGGCGCTTCAAACAGGCGAAGAAGGCCAAGCAACTCGGTAGTTGAATAGATATCCATTTCGGTTCCCCGATCAAACAGCAAACAGCGGGGTGCCATCAAGCGCCGCGCGAAGGGACGACTTGTCCCAACCGGCGCCAACTTCAAGCCCGCTATAATGATAAATTCCGGACTTGTAGACCGGACCCTCGGCATCCCCGCCAGTCGTGTCCATGGCGGCAACCAGAATACCGATCGGTTTTTCCGTTCCGTCTGCTGCCGCCGAAGCCGACAGATGCAGCTTCCCGGTCGCTGTACTGCGGCCCAGCAAAGCACCCCGCTTTAACACCTGGCCCGTCGCAATGATCTCTGGCTCCGTCATTGCCGGGTAATCACCGGCGATCAGGTTTTCAGGGATGTATGTATGGGTAGTCATTTCATCATCCTTTCGGTTTACGACCGGTCATTGCCGCAAAATTCGCGGCAAGATTCTCGGCCTTGCTTGGTTCACGGGGCGGTTCGCCTTCATCACCAATGACCGAGTTCGGCTCACCGGCCATCGCATCGGACAGAATGTCTGCCTTGGCGACCGGCGCTTTGGAGAGCATCGCCGTTGCCGCTTCGACCGAAAGGTCGGTATTGTAAGCAAGATGTTCCGCGAGATCCTTGCGACCATCCGCCTCTTTGCTGCTCAGAATTCCCGCAATTCGTTTGCGCTCATCCGAAGCACTCGCCGCAGACTGGGTCGCGTTAGCAACGTTCGCCTCGGTTGCGCCCGGATCAATCGCATCCGGACGGTTATCGTCGTTCGGTTTATCCATTTCAGAAGCACCTTTGCTTTGAATAGGGCCAATTACTGTCCGTCCGGACAGCGTTGCAATGAAGTCGGCCATTGCCGACTTACTGGACTGGACACCATCGACCAGCCCAATTTCGACCGCTTCTTCAGCGGCATAACTTTGCGCCTCGGTCGCAAGAACATCTTCAACCGAAAGATTGGATCGCCCCTTGACCACTTCTTGCGCGAACAATTGACGGGTTGCTTCTACTTCCGCCGCAACACGATCGCGAACATCGTCCGGCAAAGGTTGGAACGGATTTCCATCTGCTTTGTGCGCCCCTGCGGAAATTATCGTGACCTTAACCCCGTCGCCCTTGAGACGCTCGGAATAGTCCGCATGCATGGTGATGACGCCTATCGAGCCGACACCACCTGTCTTTGGAACTATCAACCGGGTTGCTTGCGCCCCCACCCAGTAGCCAGCGCTATAAGCCTTTTCGTCGGCCACTGCCCATACCGGCTTTTTTTCACGCGCGGCACGAATGGTTTCACCAAGCTCTAAAACGCCCGCAACTTCCCCGCCCGGACTGTCGATTTCGAGCATGATGCCTTTAACCGAACTGTCACCTACAGCCTGATCAACCTTGCGAGCAATCCCGTCATATCCCGTCATTCCACAATACGGGTGAAGGCCGAGCCGTTGAACCAGCGTGCCGCGAACCGGGACGATGGCAACACCATCAATCACTCGATAAAATTGATCAGTGTGGTCGGATCGCGCTTTGATGCTGGTAACACCCGCCATCAAATCGCTGACCGCATGAACGGCATCATTTTCGACGATAAAGCCATTGGACAAATTAGACCGTCCCATCAAATAGGCGGTCAAATCACGGGCGCATTCCGGCGTAACAAGAAGGGGGCGACCAATCAGTCGCCCCCAAAGGTTCGCAAAAATTGCAGACATCCTTATTTTCTCCGCATCTGGGCGCGCCGACCGATATCTTCCAGCCGAGAAACGTGCGCGCTTACAGTGTCGCCATTCTGATCTTCGACATATGTAACCTGCGATTGGTCCCCTCCGGGGTACGCAAGGCCACGTTCCTCGAATTCATCCCGCTCACGAGCCCGCTGATCCAAGATTTCGCGATAGTCCGCACCCTGTTCGGCGGCTTCGGTTTGCAATGTCGATAGGTTGTTTTCCATGCGGATTTGAGAAGCATTTGCCTCTTTAACCGGATCAACCCATCCACGACCGGGACCGATCCAGCTTCCACGACACCAAGCTGCCGGATTTTCCCAGAATGAAGGGGCGCCAGCAGGCAGATCAATCTTGCCCTTGCTGATATGTTCCTCCAGCCAAAGCGCAAAAATGGGCGTCGCAAAACCATTTGCGAAGTGACCGCGCCGTGTCGTGAGGAACTTCCAAGACTTCAGCATCGCTGCGCGGGCTGACGAATAGTTCGTTCCTGACCAATCGTTGGCAAACTCTTCATAAGACTGACCAAGCGCGGTCGCCGCATGCCGCAAGGCATTGGAAATGAAAACTTGAAAGGCCGCATTATCACGGTTGCCATGATTGAAATTGAAGCTTTCACCAGCGAACAGGCGATGAACCTTTGCCCCACCAAACAGGACCGGGTTGCTTTCAGCGAACTCAGCGCGCTCTCTCTGATAACGCGAAATCGCATCCTCATCTTCGGTCACTTCATCCATGATCGTCTTGTCGAACGGACTTTCGATGAATGCCGCAAAAATTGCGTTGATCAGCGCCGCCTCTTGCTCCGAACGCTCGTAGTCGTCCGCAACTTTCAACTTTTCGATAGCGGGGCCAAGCAAACCACGTCCCCGGGTTTGACCAGCCTGTTCCATTTCGAAGAAGTGCAGCACCCGGGCGCGCCCCCACTTGGTCCGCGCATTTACCCGAACCCAGTTTTGGTTTTTGATCGCCCAAGGGTCATTCGGATGCCGACTACGGAAGTGATAGGCAACAGGCGCACCAAATCCATTGATCTCGACACCGTTACGCAATTCTTCCGTGTTGAATTTACCAAACGGATTTGACAGTCGATCCGGGTCCACCACCTGAATGGCTGTTGAATAAGTGACTGGCCGCTTGGGTAGCCACTGCGCAAGTGCAACTGCGTCCCCTTCTCCCATCCGATGGCGAAAGCCCAGCCCTAGAATTCCGGCCAAGTTCAAACGACCGCCCGCATCAAGAGGACGGCGAGGGTCATTGGCATAGTTGTGAAAAGCATTTTCCGTCTGAGCAACCCATTCCTTGGCCCAATCTCGGTCCAACCCCAGCGACTGCAGGTCAGGGTTCCAGTTAAATCGAAAGTTCGCGCCAATCGCTTCATCGACTTGGCGCTGCACTGCGCCTGACAACCAACCGTTTCGATCAACCAGATCACGAACACGAGCCACCATACGGTCACGACCAGACGAGAACCGATCATCGGCAGCACGCAGTCGTGGAGACCATCCAGCAAGTGTCCCGCCAACTGATCCGAAACCACCGGATCGAGGCGCAACAAACGAAGATGCCGATTTCTTCATCGGCAAACCGTCCGCCCCAAGAATTGTGATCGGATTGCTCATCTTCGACCTACCAGATACCCGCGCGACACAATACCCAAGGCGATCTTCAGTTCATTGATACGACGATCGATCAGTTCTATTTGCTTGACGCGATCGCCAAACTGAACTGATCGACCATTATTTCCGACGCCGCTAATCCAATCGTCGGTCATGATTTGCGACCGACGGCCTAGAAGCTGATCAAGCTCGGATTTCATTTCTTCTTTTGTCGCCATTGATCAGCTCGCATATTTTAGCGCGCGACGCCTAGCCGGTGAAATGCCAGCAGGCCCAGATTTATTGATTGTCGCGGGCTGGGTTTGCAGGGGAGCAGGCGCGGGATTGGAATTGGTTTTGAGCAGCAAATCCTCAATATCCAACTGCCCAGTAACCGGCCTGATCTCGCGCTCTTGCAGCAATCTTTCCCAAGTCTCAGGCGGCATGTCGCGCCACCCCTTGGTGATTGCAGCGGCTTCACCATAAATTGCCGTGTCTAGAACCTCGTTGCGAACACCGTCCGACTTTACCCAGACGTATTCTGGCGGCGCACCGAGGGTTTTGGACCGCTTTGCAACGCGTTTTTCGGACGTGTATTGCTCAAACCATTCATCCTCAAAACCGCTGGCAAGCGCAACATACCCGCGCTGCAACGGGTCGGACTTTTCCAAGTTCCGATAAAGCGAGAGTTTAAATTTGCTGACACAAAGATTGTAAAAAGGCCGACCGCGACGCTTTTTCTTGCGCCCGCGACGGTCCCTTTCGTCTTTGATTTCCGCTATCAAAGGGGCGGTTTCACCCTTCCGACCACGAATAACCATTACCTTTGTGCGAGAGTGACTTTTGGCCCAATCAAACACGTCCTCGGTGTATGCGTTGCCATCAATCGCCATCATATCGACAGCTATTCTGTTGCCCGCAGCATTAGGCCAGGTCGACTTGATCAACTCATCAAGTCTTTTGCGCGTTTCCTCTTCGCCGATGAAGCCATCCACTTTGCCGTAATCGACCGTCGCCTTCTTCAGATCGGGTCCAAATGCCTGCAGGTGCCATTCGAGGCGATCACCTTGAACGTCGACCCCAAGCGTAAGAAGCGGGAAACCCCAAGGGATTATCCCACGGCGATGACCGGTGGCATCTGCGCGCTTTTTCAGTTCATCAAATGGCGGCGCTTCGCCTTGTACTTCATAAGGCAGACCAAGCGCATCATTGAAGAAAGTCTTTTCCGAATCTGGATCACCTGCCGACCTTATCCATTCCTCGGCGATGCGTTGCCAAGCCATCAAAGGAGCGTATGCGGACCAAAGATGAAAGCTTCGGTGCGACGCTTTCCTCTCAGGACGATCCGCCACCCATTTGCCACGCTTGACCATTTCCCGACGGTGGCGCTGTTCAATTACGCAACCTTCGCAAGGACAGATGAAGTGAGACTTCGCCGGGTTTTCAAAATCGACAACGAAGTTTTCCCATTCAAGTGAATGATAATTGCCACAGCCCGGACAAGGAACGTGGAATTTCTCCTGCGATCCTGCCCGATAGTTCCGAGTGATGCGGCACCCCGGCCAAACCAAAGCCGTCGAATTCTTGAAGATTTTCGCGTCTTCGAACGCCTGTGATCGAGAACTTGCTAAAACTTCCGGATCACCCGCGACCGGGTCGTTTTCCCACTTGGCAAGATCGTCCTGCACTTGTCTTTTCATAGAAATCATGGACAGGCTGGCAGAAGATGATGCGCCAGATACCTGAATACCACCACGCATATCGCGGCGCTCGATGTAATCCCATGAGCCTTCATTGCGACCGTAGGAAAACTCCTTCATGGCTGCGGGCATTTTCATGATCATTGGACGGAGTTTTGTCTTGGCCCAACGTGACGCGTTACCTTCTGTAGGGTGAACGTAAAGAAAGAACCCCGGGTCCTGTAGGGAAGTGCCAAGCATGAAAGCTTGCGCAACAATGGTTCCGCCGATCTGGGCGGATTTACGAAGCGTAACAATGCGGCAAGGATCTTCCGGTCCAAGGGCGCTTAGAATTTCAGAAAAGAACGGAAACAGATCGCCATTCCAAGGCCCGGGGAAAGGGCTGTCAGACCCAAACGAAATATTGTCCGCCGCCCACTTGTTCAAATCCACAGGCGGCGCAGGCACAAGGATGGTTGCCAAAGTATCGGCAATCAAATGATCAGGGTTTCGTAGTAGAATTGCCATCGCGTTTCCATTCAGACCGCGCTGGCGTCGTCCTCGCTGTCGATCGCTTCCTCGTCATAATCGGGAAGCTCGTTCTGCAGCTCGCGGCTATGCCGTGCCAACTTCTCGCGCGTGCCTCGAAACAGGTTCCTGAGTTTGTGTTTGAGTTCCTTGACCGAACCGCCAGTTTCCGCAGACAATTCCTCGGCCCAATGTGCTAGGTCCGCTTCAAACCCATCAATCATTGAACCCACATGTCGTGAAACCGTCGACCGGATCACATCGGACCTGACGTAAACGCCCTTCTTTTCACGGCGCTTTTCTTCCAAGTCCTCATTTTCATGCTGAATTTTCCGCAGACGTTCCTGCTTGTAGAGATCGTCTGTGGTGGGAGCCCGCAATACCGAAGTATTCTCAGTCGGCAACGGCGTTTCAACACTGCCGTCGACAGTGTTTAAGTCCGCGCGACCATTCGCTGCCCGCTGATCCAGATCGAGCGTCGCCTTTAGCTGCACCATCGCAGCCGCAACCACAATCTTTGCTGTCCGCCCTTCACCTTGGATGGCATCGCCAGTGATTTTGCTTTCGCTAATCAACTGAGACACCCGCGCCTTTGACACGCCGATCAATCTGGCAAACTCAGACTTTGAAACAACCTCGGAAGATGATGCCATTCCGCCACCAGATTTCGTCAGATACAGGTTCGATTAAGGATAGTTGCGGGTTCTTAACACCCGGAGTTAAGGCCGTTGTTAAGTTGTTAAGGCTCGTGAAAGTCAGGAAACGGAGCGAATACAAACGGTTCGCTTTACCCGTTAGGCGAAACATCCCGGGAAGGACCCGTGCATTTTTCCGGGCCTAGTCGTAAACGCGACGTACCCAATGCGCCCCGCAACACCCGCAATACATCCGATATCGGCGTGGCCCGACTTCATCGCCGAGACGGAGGGCCGAAAGGGTTGCGAGGCTGGCGTTGCCACATGACATACAACCAGCCTCGCCAGGTTCATCGCATTGTTCTTGCGGTTCGCTCTTCGGGTATTCTTCACGCATCTGACAAACTTTCGATTTCGATGCTGACGAGGACGGCGGTTCGCCGGTTGCCCCACACCGGCCACGCCCAAACCGGTAGTCGGCGCCCCGCCGTCCACGTCAACACCCAAAAAGAACGACCCGCACAGGCATTGCCCGGCGGGTCATAAGTTCTGGAAACAAGGGTGGAAAAAGATCGAGTTACATGACAACGCCTTTCGGTATCGATCACAGACAAGCAATCACCCCGACCGATTCTGAAATGCAAACGCCCCGCCTATTTCTAGGCAGGGCGCGCACAACAGCAATCGAGGCAAGAAAAAACGCCTGCCGGAATGTTCCGTACAGGCGCTTTTTTGTTCGGGGGTAGATTGTCAAATACATGCGCGTAAGTCAAGCCACTTTATCGCATGATAAACCATTCCCCGGCCCCATGATCATCCACGGCTCTTTTGGCGGCAATTCGCGGGTCAGGCGCCACTGCACCAAACCGCCCTGATTTTCCGCCGCCTCGCGAACCAATTCCTGCAGGTAATGAAGCGCCGCCCACCAAACCCGGTATTCCGACCGCGCAACACGGACGATATCGGGCAACTTTCCCACCCGCTTGACCCGGCAGCTCTCCCGCACAAGGTTTCGATTGGCATCCCGGGCGGGCTTGACCAAACCGGTAACGGGATCAATGTCCGCCTCAAAGCGCAATTCACCATCCGCAATCCAATCCGGGCGTAGGGCGCTTTCACCATAAGACCGGATCAGGCTTGCCCCCTCGGCGCTGACCTCCATCACCAAGCGCCACGCCTCGTAAACGACGGATGCATCGGGATGAATGTCATAGCCGGTCGCCCCGCCCCCGCCGCTGATCCGTTCGCCATAGCCCACCGTCGTCCGCTGCAATTGCGCCAGTATCGGAAATATGCCCCGGTCCTGACCGACCATCATGGCGACCTTTTCCCGCTCAAAGGCCCAGTTTACCAGCCTTTCAATGCCAATCGGCTTTATCAGATTTTCTCGGTCCATTGCTTGCCTGCCTTTTACCGTCCCAACGGCGTCCTGATTTCTGAAATTCTTTCGGGACAAATCGGGGTGTATTTGTTGTTTAATTTCAGTAGCTTATGTTTTCTGTCCTATATATCCCGTATTACCCATGTATATGTATTATGTGTATATACGCCCGCCCACACACATATATGCACGACGTGGGACTTTTGGGACAAATAGGACCAGCCTAGAAAACCCTTGGTTTTTCCGTCCCCCACACCCTTAAAAAGTAAGGACATGGCGGGACGAAAAACCAGACAGACCACGCCCGTCAAAGGTCATCAGGCGACAAATCAGAAACCCCCACGCCAGATTGCCCCTGATCTCCATCGTCAAGGTCGCCTTCATCCCAATCGATGTCCGTCCGGATCATTTCGGCAAACAACCGTCGGCTTTCATCAAGCGGCGGGAATTGATAGACATACTTGCGCTGCCCATGGTCAAACCTTCGCCTGCCCGCCGTAATGCCCGGGCATATGCGCAATAATCGCCTGCCAAACTGCTCCTCCGTCATCGGGAATTTTCGCCCGCGCTGCGTGACCCATTGCAGATAGTTGGCATAAACATCCGATTTCGGCAGATACGGCATCCAATGTTGCACCCCGTCACCCTGGAATGTCACATGCCCGCGCCGCAGGCACACAAGCCACCAGCTTTCCTCGACCGACAGGCTGGATAGTTTCTGATCGGCCAACGCCGCCGTTTTCGGAATATCCCAAAGGTTGACGCTATCAAGATCAAACGCCAGCAAATAGCCAAGCAACGCCTCGTACCCGCCATCCTCAAGCTGCTGGATCATTTCGCCAAAATACTGCCGGTTTTGCTGGCTGCGATTGGCCACATCAAACACCGCAAACCGGCGTTCATCATGCCCCGCCGGAACAACCCAATCGTTGTTGGATGTCACCAGCAAATGGACATAGTTCTTGACCCGGAAGGCATCGACGCCCTTTCGCTCGATCATATGATAATCGGATGTCACAAGCCCCTTTAACCGCCCCTCGGCGTGCTTGTCACCGGCCCAGAAACCTTCATCCGCCTGCAAGAGCAACGTCGATGCCAGGTGCGCGTTAAAGTTCCCGACCACATAACGCGGATCATCGACCAAGGCATAATGATCTTCGATCAACCGCCCCAAGGTTTGCCCGAACAACGTCTTGCCGCTGCCCTGCCCGCCGCGCAACACCACGGCAACCCCGGCCCGCTCGGTCGGCTTCTGGAACATATGCGCCGCCCATCCCATGATGAACCTAAAATGCGCCTCGTTCCCGCCCGCGATATTGGTGCGCACGTGATCAAGGAAGATGTCGCATTTCCTTTCACATTCATCGTAATCCGCAGGCAAACTGAAACCGCGCCAAAGGTTATAAACACCCCACGGCGTCGTGCTTCCCGGTGCAAAGGAAACCCCTCGATATTGCCGCCTTTGCGGGTCCTTGAACCAAAGCTTGGACCACGAGACCGACTTATCCTTGGAAACCCGCTGTTCTTGGTTGGCAAACCACGCATGAAAGGCATCAACCGACATCAGGTTGACACGATCTTCGACCGGGCATTCACCGCGCTTGAAGTTTTCTTCCAAAATCAGCGGCTTCCCCCCCATCATGACAAGCGCATAATGCTCGTTCATCGCATCGACGTCATACAAAACATCCTCGGGATCAAGCTTCGCACCATCAATGCCGACAATCTTCGCGCCATTGATAATCTGCTTCGCCGCCTCATAACTGGCATTGCGCTCTTGCGGTTCATTCGTTTGACCATCTGACATATCAGAACAACCTCTCCTGTTTTGGCTTGCGTTGATCGGCGGGCAATTCGCCAATCGGTTCGAATTCTTTTTCAAGTCCCGCAGCGATGCGCTTGTGGCGGTAAAATTCGGGCGGAATGTGTTCACTGCACCACCGACCATGATTGACCATGATGTGCGATCCGGCGCGTTTGCATCCGCGATGATCACATGGCTTAACGACAATGCGGCTTTTCATAGCAACCCCGCGTCAATTTCGATGGATAGAAGGTCGGAAAGCGCGGATGTAATCTGATCATGCGCCCAATCGTTGCCTTCGTCGGTCAACACCATTTCCGGGTCTAATTCACCCGCAACCGCGCGAATTTTTGTGACCGCCTCGACCAAGGACAGGGCCGCGCCAACCGAACACACACGGCGATGGTGATGTGGTTTGCGCGGATCAAATCCATCGACGCCGAACGTGCGATACCGGGCGATCATCAACCCCACATCAGGCGGCATCGGGAGCGCGGAAATTTTGACGTTGGGGGATGTGCGCAAGCAACCCAAAGCGCTGCGCACCATGTAATCGCGGACATAGGGAAACAGCATCGTCGCAACATCGGTTGCGCGACGATGGATTGCGGCACGTTCAGCACGGGAAAGACCGCGCACGGTGGCATTATCTGTTTTGATCTGGGGATTTTCAGGCGGATTCCGCCCGGAAACATCATCGGTCATGTCAAAGCCCTCTGGTCGGCGTTTCACAACACCACCAATGAGGCTTTGAAGGACCGCACTGGTGGCGGGAGGCTTCAAACCTGTCCAGAGGCAGGCGGGTTTATTCCCCCGAAGGGTCTTATATTCACCGCCCTCCCGCCCTAAGCGAGAAGATGCACCCAAATTTCGGGCACAAAAATAGCCGTAACTGACGTGACGGCTGACCGTCTGGAACAGGAGGTTTGAAGGCCCCCACAACGGATTTTTCCCGTTGATGGGACGCACCATACGCCCAGCTCGCCGGACAGTCAACCCGGCACTATTTTTATGCGCATTTGCTGTATTTTTTCCTTGACGATTATACAGCATGTGCGCATAATACCCCCATGAACAACGGAAGCGGAGGCCATGGACAGTAAATCGATCATCAAGGCGCTTGAGGCTGACGGATGGTTTCTTGTGAATGTCAAAGGCAGTCACCATCAGTTCAAACACCCAAGCAAACCCGGACGCACCACCGTCCTTCATCCGAAAAAGGACATAAGGATCGGGACGCTCCGAAGTATCGAGAAACAATCCGGGGTGAAGCTGCGATAAGCAGCTTCCCCCATCCATGACCCCGCATAATGCAAAGGCGACAGAACGATGAAACAGACCTATTGGGGTGTCATTTTCAAAGATGACGACACCGATTATTCGATTGTTTTCCCCGATTTCCCCGGCTGCGTGACGGGCGGAAAAGACATGCAGGAATTGCTCGAAATGGCGAACGAGGCTTTGACCTTTCACATCGACGGCATGCATGAAGACGGCGACGATATTCCGGTCCCGACCGCCTTCGAAGCCCTGCCGGCCAATCCGGAACCCGAATGCACCGAAATCTCGCGCATTCCGGTCACGGTTGCCGTCCCCGGCAAGAAACGCCGGATGAACCTGACCCTTGACGGCAATCTGATTGACCAGATCGAAGCCAAACACGGCAAACGCGCGGTTTCCGGTTTTCTGGAAGAAGCCGCAAGGCGTGCCCTTTGATATTTTCCGCAAGCGGCCTGTATGCCCCCGCATCTGGCCGCTTGCGGATTGAATGTTTGCACCCGGCATCAAATCAACACCCCCTGCACACCCGAAGGCATCACAAGACTTGATTGCGCTGTCGGCGTCACTTGAGCAGGCAAAAACAGGTCAAGGTTGCCCATTTTCGGCTTTGGCAGCGTATCCCAAAGGGTCGGGCCGGAATAATCGCGGACGAACCCGAACCAAGCGCAATCAAGCGCGCCATTACCAAGGCCAAGGCTATCGATGCGCCATGACAGCTCCAGCTTGTATTTGGGCCGGATACGCGCCTTGAACCCCTGCCGGTTGGCGGTTTGGTAATAGTTGGTTTTAAGCAACATCCAGACCTCTTCCATATGCAGGCGCATGGCATGCTCGATAAAAGCCTGCGCCAGCGTGAAGGGCGGGTTTGTAATGATTTTCGATGCGCGTGGGCGCGTGGTGGCAAGGAAATCAACCCCGCCCTCGCCGTAACCCCGATCAATCAGATCCGTGCAAATGACCTTGCAGCCATGAAATTCAAGCACCTTCGCCAACCGGCCATCGCCACACGCGCATTCCCAATATTTGCCCCCGGCAAGATGCGGCATGGCGCGCATAAGCGCCTCGGTCGCCTCGGGCGGCGTGGGATAGAACTGATTTTCGTCCGGGCGTTCCCAATCGACCTTGCCCGACTGACCGCCTTGCATCATGGCGCCCTTGTTGGTTTTGGATTTCTTCACCATCACGCCGCCCCCAAGATCATCGAGTTGAAATCTGTACCTGGCTTTGACATGGCCACACGACCCTTGCAGCCCTCTTGGGCCGCACGGCGGCAACCACGCTCAAGCTTGGCGCGCAGCATCGGCATGTCTTTGGTATCGCCATCACCAAGGAAAATCCTCTCGCGGCATTCCCGCGGCCAGATCATGCCCGGGCGCGCCATATCGGGCACAACGGCGGGCAAACGACGCCGCCCGTCATAAGGATGACGATCCCCCTTGGCATCCATCAGGCAGGCACCGACAAGGTTATCCAGCGAATAGGAACACCAGCCGGAATGCCCGGAAACCATCATGCCGGAATAGGTCGTTTCCAACCCCTCGCCGCCCACCATCACAAAGGCCGGTTTGCCAAGCCGCATGGCCGCTGTTGACGGATCGCCCATCACGCGCTTGGTATTCAGATCTCGGTCATCATCGGGCGCGGGAAGCTTCAACCGCCCCTTTGGCTGATCCAGATCGATGCAGGTGATATGACAGGCGGCAAACCGGTCATCGCGATATTGCATGACGGTCAGCAAGGCTGGACCTGTCCAGATCGCCTCGGGCTTTTTGGCATCCCGCGCACGATACCAGAATTCATAATCGGGCACGAACCGATGCACCGGGTTATGAAGGAACAATGCCCGATCAATCCCGCGATGTTGCGCAAGATAAACCTCGGCTGCGGTCCCTTCGATCCGAACGCCGCGTTGCCACATCCTTTGCCCGCGCCGACGGCGCTTTTCGGTTTCGGTTTCACGCGTCCCTTCATCCGCACGGCTGGCGATCTTGGGCTTGGGCGCGGCCTTGGGCTTTTCCGCCCGCCCGACATAATCGGTCAGATCAACACCCGCCTGCCACGCAAGCCCCTTGACCGCCTCGATAAAGGACTGGCCATAAACGCGCATCTGATAGCCGATAGCCGTTTCGTGGGCGCCACAGCCGAAACAGTTTCCGGTCAGGATATTGTCTTCAAGCGCAAAAGCATGAGTGCCTGGCACTTCTGCACAATAGACATCTTCGATCCGATCCGTTTCTTCGACCGAAACGACGGACCAGCGCATCCGAGGAAACGATTTGCTCGATGCCAGAAATCGGCCGCGAGCCTCGGCTCGCAAAATCATCACCGGATCAAGCGTATCCGGAACAAAGTGGATGCGATGCAATTCACTGTCCGAACCACCGTAACCTTCGCGCATTTGCGTCGTAATGCCGTAAGTCCCGATACCGAGCTTCTGAGCCGTATCACGAACCCATTCGAGTATCGACCGGTCCGCCGAATTCAGCATGACGGTACCGTCTTTGGCGACATGGCCATCTGTTGCCAAATACCCGGCGAGGAAACCCAGCAGATAGGCATCATCCCGCGAATCATCCGGCACGGATTTCATGTGCTGCCATTCGCGACCGCGATAAACACGCGCATACGGCATTCCATTGGATCGCCGCCCCTGCACGTTACCGCCCTGAAACCATTTCAAAAGGTCAAGCACCTTGCCGCCATGCAAGGTTACTTCCCCGTAACGCGAATACTGCAAGTAACCATCGCCAAAAACGATGCCATGCACAACACCGTCAGCATCCAAGGACCAGTCAGACCGAGGAGCAGGAAGAACAAATTTCAGACGGTGACCGGGCTTTAAATCACTCGTTGTAATCGCGGTATTACGGCCCCGAATGAACCAGCGGTGCCCCGCCGTGGCATACACCACCTTGGCGACACCATTGCGGCGCAAACTCACCCGCAAAAGCGGTTGCTTGCCATAAGATTTGAACTCGGCATCAACCCAGACACCGCCAACAGTCAGAACCTTTTGGGTCGTATCGACAAGCTCATCTATCCGCGAAGAACCCCCAAAGGTCATGACCTTTGTTTCTGCGGCGAAGCAATGTGCAAACCCTTTGTCAGGCCGAACAGTGAAGGATGGCGTGCGTTCGGAATGGAACGGGCAAAGCCCCTGATATTCACGCCCCGATTTGATCAGCTTGACGCCGGAATTAGCGACCAGATCAACCAGATCGGTGCGGGAAATGATGTCATCAAGAATGGATTGCGGGATGGGGGTGCGCTGGATCATGCCGCCACCCCGCAAAGTCTGGGTTGCGGCTCTAGGGCGACACTCATGCGATCCGCTGCCTCGCGCAAAAGGGCGGCGATGGACCGGATCAGGGCGCGTAATCCGGCACGTTCGGCATCAAACCCACCCAAAACCCCGGCGCGATGAAGCTGGGCGGCGTAACTTTCAAAATGCGGGCACCCTGCCCCGGCCCGGGCCGATGCGATATCGGCATCAACCGCGGCCTGCATATTGATCACATCGCCGCGCATCGGATTGGCGCATTGACGCAACCGGGAATAGGAAACCCCGCAAACTCCGGCCAAGGCCTCGCCACCGACGGCATGCATGGCCTTGGTGGTCGCATCGGCGAAACTGTTTTCGGATCGAACATATGGCATGGCTATCAAACCTTCCCGATTTGGGAGTTGAGCCCGATCCATCGGTTGAGATAAATCGAAACAACAACAGGGCAACAGACACGAAGCCAGTTACGAAGCAGCTTTGATGATCACGAAACCATAGAAGTCATTTGGCGTGACAGCCCCGCCAGTCGCCGCCCAAACACGATGGGCAGTCTCAACATTGGGCATCTGACTTCCATCGCACAAACGGGTAACCATCGAAGGACTAACCCCGATGCGCGCTGCAAATTCGATCTTTTTGGTTTTCGTGGCTTTAAGCCATTCACTGAGCTTCATAAGCCATAATTTGCAGATATCGACATAATAGGCAAGTGCAAAAGATGGCCGAATTTCCAATTGGCTGATTTCGGCATTCCATTTTTGCTGTTTCATGAAAAGACGAAATTGCGGATTTCTGCAAAAGTGGCGACAAATTTGGAGAAAGCAACATGCCAACCACCGAACGCGAAAAGCGCCTAAAAGCACTCAAGGACGCCACTGAAGCAGCACAGGACGAACGCGCCGAAATTGCCGAGAAGCTGGATCGCGGCGAAATAGAAGACCCTGAAGATCAAGAAGCACTCGAACACCACATCAGCAGGTTCTCCACCAACAACATCCGAACATTCAGAAAGAAACGCGGATGGTCGCAAGGCGAGCTGGCAGAGCGTGTAAACGGCACCACCAGCCAAATCTCTCGCCTTGAAAATGGCAACCTACAACTAACCATGAAGTGGCTAGAAAGCCTCGCAAACGCACTCGGATGCAAGCCATATCAACTGATCTCCAACATAAGAGAAACCGTTAAGGTCCCCGTCATCGGATGGGTCTCAGCGGGCGCCTTCACCAACTCAGAAACCGTTGCCATCGACGAGATAAGCCGGCACGACACAATAGAGTGCGCAGACGTAGACCCCAAAAGCTGCTTCGCCCTTCGCATCAACGGCGATTCCATGAACCTGATCGCGCCAGAAGGATCCACGATCATCGTGGATGTCAGCCGCAAAGACCCAGTGGACAAAAAGTTCTATGTAGTCGCCAACAATGGCGGGGAAGCCACCTTTAAACAGTTCAAGAACAACCCACCCCGCCTTGAACCCTGCTCAACAAACCCCACACACGAAACAATCTTCCCCCACGGGGAGATACTAATCGTTGGCCGGGTAGTTCGTGTAATCCACGACCTATAAAAGACCTAACAACCCACCACAAACCGATCCCGCCACCCTGGCGGGATTTTTTTTGCGTCGAAAACTGCACAATCAACACACCAAAATCCCATAGAGAGAACAACAAGCGCCCTTAGTTTTTCGATTTTAGCAAATAAATATCTTTACTTATTTTTTCGATTTCTGCAAAGTTGGCGCATTCCGAACAAGGAGAACGCGCCCATGTCTCTTTCAAACACCGCCGTTAATGCCCTTGCTTTTGATCAGGGCTCCGGCGATCTGATCGCCGATTTCGGCCACCCGCATTTCCCGGGCTGGATGCTGATCATGACGCTGCTGGTTCTGACCATCGCAGCGCAAAGCATGATGTCGCCCAACACCGCGATCATTCGCCCGCGCCCGTCACGCCCCGCCATCACCCGCCTTGTGCGGCGACCGGACGGGAGCCAGTGACATGCGCAGCTTTCACAAATGCCTTGAAAACTGGAAAGACCATATCGACGCATTCCTGCGTGCGATGTGGGACGACCCCGAACCACGGCACAAACCGGGAAAGGGTCATTGATATGTCATTGATGATCATGACCCAGCACGACGCAAAGCCGGTCATCACCGAGGCCATCAGCCACGGCGCCAACGGCTTTAGCGGCATCATCACCCTTCGCTTTGGCGACCTGTCGATCCAGATCGATGACCACACCGCCGAACAGATCGAAACCGGTCTGCAGGCCAGCCGCCAGAAACTCAAGGACGCCATCACAGCAAATAATAACCGGAGGACGGCAGCATGACCGCATCCGTGACCCAATTCCCGAAATCTCCGACCGTGATCCCAATCCGCCAGCAGATCGCCAATCTGGCCGTTATGCCCGCACCGGGATCGACCCTGATCTTTATCCGCGACGGCAAGATGGGCGCGGGCGAGGTCATCGTCGCCCTGCCGTCCGGGCAAATGATGGTGAAGGTCGAGGAAAAATCAAACCACCCGCAGGCCGGCAACAAAATCTGGATTTCGCGTCGCCAGGTCCGCACCCACGCAATTTTCCAGCCCATTTCCGAAGAAAAACCATGCGCTGCCCGCGACGTCCCTGCTGGCCAATCATGGGCTTTTCTCGACCATTGCCGCCTTTCCGAACTGGACCCTCAAAACCCGGACGACTTCCCACCGGCAGCGGCTTAATCAACCCCAGACCATAGGAGACGGTTCAATGTCGAACCACAACGGCGAACTCAAAAGCTTTGGCACCCTCATTCAATCGCTTGAGGAAGGCCAGCTTCACAGCGACCTGACCGATCAGATCACCGAAATTACCAAGGCCCTGCAGAACCACGTCATCAACCACGGCGGATCACCCAAAGCCGCACTTAGCCTGAAACTGAAATTCGGGCTTAAAGGCGGCGTGATCGAAGTCAGCGCCAATACCGACACCACCCTGCCGGTATCACCGCGCAGTCAGTCGATCCTTTGGCCGGATGAAAACGGCAACCTTTGCCGCCAGAACCCGCGCCAGCGCGACATGTTCAAGGACGTAAACGCGCCGGAATCCGAAACCCGCGCCGTTTAAGGCGCAAACACCCAACCCGAAGCAACGGAACATCACGATGACCACCGAAGCAAAAACATCTTTCCAGACTGAAACCGAGGCCGCGCACAAGCTGACCGCCAAATTCGGCGATCACAAGCTTGTTGAACTCAGCCATGACGGGATCAAGGTCCCGGTTATGATTCTGCCGGAAGGCCGCAACGCAAGCAGCATCACACGGTTTATCGACGAAGCCCGCGACCATCCGAAGCGCCGCGAAGGCACCAGCACGATGCAGAATCTTGACAGCTTTGTCGCCATGACAAACCGGTTCAAAAGCGACTACAGCGCTGTATTTGGCATCTGCAACGCCGAACAAGCCGACCTTTCACTGACCACTGTCTTTGACTACCACGACCCGGCAGAAGCGAAGGACGGCACACCGCGCTTCATGAAACACAAATGCACATACCGCTTCCCGGTTTCCGACGAATGGAAAGCATGGATGGCGATGGACGATGAATGGCTCAGCCAGAACGATTTCGCCGAGTTTCTGGAAGAGCACATTATTGACGTTGCCGCCCCACCCGCCTTTGACAGCAAGCCCGACCTGACCGAATTCGAAAAACACCTGCTTAACCTTGTCTCGACACTCGGCAGCAAATTTACCGGGCCGAGCGGGATTCTGGAACTTTCGCGGGGCTTGAGCATCCGGACGGAAGAAACCCTGCAGCATCGCCAAAGCCTCGCCACCGGCGAAATGGCCCTGACATTCAGCAACGAACACAAGAACACCGAAGGCGGCAAACTGGTGGTACCCGACCTATTGCTGATCAACATCCCGGTTTTCAAGAACGGCGCGAACTATCTGATCCCGGTTCGCCTACGGTTCCGCAAAGACGGACAAAAGCTGCTTTGGAAGTTTTTGCTTCACCGCACCGAACTGATCGTGAACCACGCCTTTGACGAAGGCTGCGCAAAGGTGAAGGCCGAAACCAACCTTCCACTTTTCATCGGCCAGTCCGAATAGGCCAGGTACGTATTTCCCGGCGGCAATTGCGCCGCCGGAAACCCCGAAAGGCACCCAAATGACCACGATTGTTTTAACCATGTCGGGCCGCAAAATCGACCTTCTGGCCCCCAAGACATCGGATATCTATTGGCCGGATGTCTGCTACGCCCTCTCAAACATCAACCGCTATACCGGGCACACCAAAATCCCGGTCGCGCAGCATTCCGTGATTGTCGCCGATCTGGTCAGCGCAGAGGCCGAGCCCTATGCCCTGATCCACGACGCCAAGGAATACATTACCGGCGACACCAGCACCCCGGAAAAGGACGCCGAGTACGAAGCGTTCTTTGCGCAATTCCCGATCCATGTCCGCAACGAGCTGCAGAACTTCCACAATGTCCGCATGGGCCGCGAGATCATCGAGGAAATGGTTGACGAGGCGATTCATACCGCCGCCGGTTTGCAATGGCCGGTCCCTGATCACATCGCCCGGGAAATCAAGCGCGCCGATCAGATCGCCTTGGCAACCGAAAGCCGCGACAACCTGCCCGAGCAGGTCGGCGACCCGAATATTCGCCCCCTGACCACCAAGGTCCAGCCGATGACCGCCGACGAAGCCCAGCACCTGTTTGCCAACCGCATTCAGGTAACCTTGCCGATCTTCATTCAGGACATGGCGGCATGAGCAACAACCACCCCCACATGCGCGGCGATGAAATCCTGCTTGTCGCCGAAATCGAAGCCGCAACCGCGCTGCGCAAGGCATTTGAAAGCCTCGACACCTATATCGAACGCTTTCCCGGTGCGCCCATCAACCGCGATGAATTTATCAGACGGGTCAGCCTTCGGGCCACCAATCAGGACGACGCGGCCTAGCCGCCTCGTTCCGCAGAACGGCGGGCAAGCCGGTTTCCCCACCGGCACCCAACCCGCCGTTCTCCGCGACGAGAAACCCGGAACAAGGACAGAACCATGCCCGATATTTTTGAACAGAATGCAGTTGCATATGAAGAAGCCAAACGCTCCCTTGCTGAACTGCAAGATCAAAGCATCGCGCTGGATTTTAAAATCCGCGCATGCCAGCGAATGATCAAGACAGATCCGGTTGCGGCACTTTTTGATCAGCTTGACGCCATTCATCAAATTACAACTGACAACCTCGACGATTTTTATTCTGGAGTTGAACTGTTCAACCTCTACGCAGATCAAATCGACTTGCGCGGCAAGGCCAGCGACCAAGCACGCTATATCTGTTTCATGAACGACCTTACGATCATAACCTGCGACCCGGATAGCATCCGCGATAGCGATATAGCAGGAATTAAAAACCGGATCGGCAAAACCCTAGACCGGCTGGCAAATGCGATCTGGCCGAGTGAATTGCTTTATGGCCATCGCATTCAGGATGCCAGTGATTACAAAGTCGCCTTTTACCCCGGCGCAATAAACGCCAACGACATGTTTCCGATCTGCGCAGCCCTCAAGGAAGAAGGGCGGAGCATCGACGCCGGAAGCCTCATTCCAGCGCGCCAAACCATGACCGAGGCAAGACGCCTCACAAACGCGATCAACCGGTCCCTCAGAGTATCCCCAGCAGACGCGAAAGAAATCATCGACGCCCTGCAGATCGACGAGGTGGCGGCATGAAACGCACCCTTATCGTAACCCTCGAAGTTGAATTTGAGGACCTTTCCGACGACGCCCGCGAAGAAACCGCCAATCTGATCGAAGAACTCCCCGAAGAACTGCCAAGTCTGGCCGATTATGAGGCAAGCGAGCTTGCGGAGCCCTTTGGATATCTGAAAACCGCGATCGACACCGAAGAATTTCTTGCTGGCAGCGACATCATGGCAAGCATAACCGCAAGCCAGGTTGTCGAATGCAAATTCAAGGAGGCGGACGAACAATGACCCCCGCAACCAAAGCTCTCTCGATCCGCCAGCCATGGGCGTACCACATTTTCCATGACGGTAAGGATGTCGAAAACCGGAAATGGGAAACCAATTATCGCGGCGATGCCCTGATCCATTCCAGCAAGTCCTTTGACGGCCCTGCAGCCGACAAACGCAGCTTCCTGATCGACCATCCGCACGAAACGTTCGGCGCCATTGTTGGCATCGTCGAGATTGTCGACTGCGTATCCGACATGGACAGCGATTGGTTCCACGGCCCCTATGGCTTTGTTCTGCGCAACCCGCGCCTGATCAATCCCCTGCCTTGCAAGGGTATGCTCGGCTTTTTCACTCCTGACATTGATTTTAGCCAGATACTCCCGCTGGAGGATGCCGCATGACCAAGATTGAATGGACCCATCGCCCGGGCACCAAGGGCGAAAGATGGAACCCTGTCAAGGCACGGAACAAGAAAACCGGCGGCATCGGCCATTTCTGCACCAAGGTTTCGAAGGGTTGCAATAATTGCTACGCGGCCAACTTCCAGCCGCGTTTCAAAAACCCGATCCGCTATGCCAAGCAGGACGCAGATCAGGTTGAACTTTTCCTTGATAAAGGAAGGCTGCGTGAGCCGATGCACTGGAAAAAGCCGCGCACGGCATTTGTCTGCAGCATGACCGACCTGTTTTTAGAATTGCATCCCGACGACTGGCTCGATCAGATATTTGCACACATGGCCCTTTGCGTCGGGCAGACCTTTATGGTCCTGACCAAACGCCCTGCCCGCGCACAGGAATACCTCCGAAGCGAGGAAACCACGCGCCGCATCGGGAAAATCATGCGATCCGTCGAGCCGCATTCGACCTGCTACATGTGCCCGGATCAGGACGGCATCTGGCCCCTTCCCAATGTCTGGCTCGGCGTCAGCGTCGAAGATCAGGCAACAGCCAACGAGCGCATCCCTATCTTATTGAACACACCGGCAGAGTTGCGGTTCATCAGCGCGGAACCGTTGCTTGGATCGATAGACATAGGAAGATGGACCAAAGATAGGGCCGAATTCTTGAGGTATTGCGATGCCGTCGGTGGCCCCCAGCCAAACATTGCCATGCTCGATTGGGTGATTTGCGGCGGCGAAAGCGGCAACAAAGCCAACCCCATGCACCCGGAATGGGCGCGATCCCTGCGCGATCAATGCAAAGCTGCGAATGTCCCGTTTTTCTTCAAACAATGGGGAAACACCGCACCTTTGTTAAACGGCGCGCCGGTCATCACTGCAGCGCATCACCTTGTGGCGTGGCCGGATGGCACGATTGGCCCCGGACAGGCCGAAAATAAAGGCGGGCCGGGATTGCAACTTTACCGCACAACCAAAAAAGCAGCCGGTCGCGAACTTGACGGCATACAGCACAACAATTGGCCGAGGGCAGCAGCATGAGCTTTATGCAACCACACCAATGGAGCCTCGACACTGAAATCATCGTCGATAACTTTGCAGGTGGCGGCGGCGCCAGCACCGGCATCGAAATGGCACTGGGATGCCCCGTCACGATCGCGATCAACCATGACGCCAATGCGGTCACGATGCATAAAGCCAATCACCCGCACACCGAGCATCTTTGCGAGGATGTCTTTGCGGTTGATCCGAAAGCCGTATGCAAGGGGCGCCGCGTCAAACTGGCGTGGTTTTCACCGGACTGCACCCATCACAGCAAGGCCAAGGGCGGCAAGCCCCGGTCGAAGAAAATCCGGGGGCTGGCATGGGTAGTCATTGATTGGGCCAGAGAAGTGAAGCCACGAATTATCATGCTTGAAAATGTCGAGGAATGGATCGATTGGGGACCGCTGACCGAGGAAGGCCAACCCTGCAAACAGCGTAAAGGCGAGATATTCGAAAAATGGAAAGCCGAGCTTGAGAGCCTTGGATACACCGTCGAATATCGCGTGTTGCGCGCCTGCGACTATGGCACCCCAACAATTCGTAAGCGCGTGTTTGTGATAGCCAGGTGCGACGGCGAACCGATCATCTGGCCGGAACCAACCCACGGCAAACCGGGATCACCGGAAGTAAAGGCCAAGAAACTCAAACCTTGGCCGGTTGCCGCCGATATTATCGACTGGTCATTGCCCTGCCCGTCGATATTCATGGACCCGGTTGAGGCGAAAAAGCTGCGTCTGAAACGCCCGCTCAAAGACAACACAATGAAGCGTATCTATCGCGGATTGCATAAATTCGTCTTTGACGCCAAGGAACCCTTTGTTGTCACGGTAAATCACGGCGGCGACCGATTCCGCGGGCAAGGTGTAAACGACCCGTTCATGACGGTCACCGCCGCACGGGACGGACACGGGCTGGTCGAAACAAAGATTGAACGTTATCGCGATTTCAAATGCGAAAACTGCGGCGAGGAAAATGGCGAAACTTGGTGGCCCACCTGTGAATGGTGCGGACATGAACACAGCGGCGCGATTGATAGCCACCTCACCACTGACATCGCCGCGCCTTTCATCCAAACTTACTATGGTCAAAAGCGCGAAGGCGAAACCCGTGGCGTCGATATGGGAGACGCTCTTCCAACGCAAACCACCGAGAATCGATTTGGGCTTGTTCAACCGTTCATCCAGCACATCCAGCATGCCAGCAAGATCAATGGAACGATGCCTGCAGACGAGCCGCTTCGAACGATAACGGCCACACCGAAGGGCGGCGGAATGGCGCTTGCTTGCGCGTCCCACTTGGTAAAACTGCGCGGGACCTGCAAGGACGGCCAACCAGTGACCGAGCCCACCCCAACGATCACAGCAGGCGGAAATCACGTTGGCGAGGTTCGCGCCTTCCTCATGAAATACTACGGAACCGCCGTCGGGCAGGACTGCAAGGAACCGCTTGATACCGTGACGGCAAATGACCGCTTCGGGCTGGTCATGATCAAGGGTGAGCTTTTCCAGATCATTGACATCGGGATGCGGATGCTATCGCCTCGGGAACTTTACGCCGCGCAAGGCTTCCCATCCGACTACAGGATCGGCGATCGCGACGGGTTCAAGTTTTCCAAAAGCCAGCAGGTCGCCAAATGCGGCAACTCGGTCTGCCCGCCCCTAGCAGCGGCATTGGTTCGCGCCAACGTCGAAAAAAGTACCATATTCGCGCCAATGGAGAGATCAGCATGAGCAACCTTCTATTCCTTTCCGCCAAACAGGTCGCCGACCGCTGGGCCGCTGTTGGCATTACCGGATCCGGCGACAAACCGATATCGGTCAAAACTTTTGCATGCTGGCGGTCGAATGGCGAAGGCCCGCAACAGGCTGTTGTCCGAGTCATGGGAAAAGTTCGATACAGCATTGAAGCGCTGCGGAAATACGAGAAGGAACAGTTCGGCCAAACTTGCGACGGCCCTGTTGACGCCCGCATGTCCGAAATGTCGACCGAGGAACTTCTGACAGCACGAAACCAGAAAACGGCGCAAAATCTGGAAAACAAGGCCGCATAA